CAATGCCAGCAGGATTGATCACGGTCAAGATACTTTTGAAACTGTTTTGGAGTCACGCATGCTTCCAAGTAAGTTCAATCTGTTTTGCAATAACAGCAGTCAAAGTTCCAGCATCCGAAAGTTGCCTCATTTTGATCTTCACACGATTCATTTCAGCCTTAGCCAAATCAACCTCAAAACGCAACTGAGCCGTCTGCAACTTAGCCACCGCAGTCCGATCAGCTACGGTGCCGCCCGCCTCAATGAACTTCTTCTGATACTCAGTATCGTAAGCAATCTCAGCCTCAGCCACACGAACCTCGGCCTGGTAAAGCGCATCCACACCCTTAGCCGACTCCGCCATGATGTGACGCAACGACTGAATTACTGAATCAGGATTTTCCTGCGACATTAGCCCACTCCTTGATCGCAAGCAGAACATCATTACCAGCCTTAGCTGCCTGAGCATCCGCATACAAAACACGCAAAGCGTCAATGTTGTAAACCAAAGCCAAAGCCTCAGCTTCTTTCAGCCAGTCACGATTCGGCTTCGGAGTCACACCAGTCGCAACCTTAGCCATCTCAGTTTGGCTAGGGCCTTTCGAACCACCCAAAGCCCACCTCAAGGCTCTGCCCAGGGCCGAGGTGCTTGCGTTCTCAAGGGCGGATGTCTTATTTGCCATGCCCTGACCATCAACCTCAAAAGCCCAATCAGTAGCCTTCGGCAAATCCGCTTCCTGATCAGCAGCATCCAAATACACGCGAGCCTCAACAACCCACACGCCGGAAGCCCTATCCTGCGGAGTCGTGTGATTCACAGTCACACAACGCATGTCAGGATGTAACGCCAACGCTCTAGCGTGACGCTCCTCAACAGTTTCATAATCGTTCAAATTGAACTGAGCCATTACATTTCCCTTCTATTTTTTGATTGTCAAAAACGGTGTGCCACCATTACGGGCAGACCTTGTAGCAACAACATGATCATCCACAACAGCAGTCTTAGCATTACCCATTGCGTCAAGGGTTCTTGACTTCAACTCGGTAAGCAAAGCCTGAGCTGCATCAGCATCAGATTGAGCGTTCACTAACGCTACACCCAACTCACCCAAATCTACAACACCATCAGCGTCAATGTCTGGATGCAAAACACGCACAGTTTCGTAAGTCGAAGTAGAACCATCCCATTCAGGTTGTTCACCGGAACCGACACAATCCCACCAACGCTTTACCGTAGTGAACTGTGCGTCAGCTTCAAACTGATCCCATTCGATGTCATACTCGTGAAACTCGCTACCTGACACCCAGGCAACAAGCTTGCCCTTGTGGATGCCCAACACGGCCATATACCAAAGCACCTGAGCCTTGTAGTGAGGCGGAATCTCATTCCACGGGTAACGGCTCGTCTTGATCTCCAAAATGCTTAGAGAGCCGTCAGCGGCCCGAAGGATGCCGTCAGGGTTAGCGTGAGCAAACTCGTGAACCTTCGACTGCCAAGTTCCCGTTTCCAAAATCTCAAAACCAGGGTTCTCCTGAAGCCAAAACTCTTTGATAGGTCGCTCAAAAAAAGAACCAGCCCGCATCGCCAAAGACGATTCACGATCGTCTAACAACCCACAAGTCTTAGCCCACAAAGTAAACGCAGACTCCCACGGGTTCAACCCAAGAACAGTCCCAACCTGCGAACCACCAACACCCTGCGAACGCAGCTCATGCCACTCCGGTGAGCCAGAAACAAAAGTCCCCAACAAGCGAGCCGAAGGTAAATCCGTAACATCCCAATCAGTAATCATTATTGCCCTTTCAGATTTGCAGAAACCATAACCACATCAGTAAGGTAACTGTATGACAATCTACAGACATTTAGCTGAAGCAGCAAGCTTTAAGTTACAAGCACTACACGAAGCCATTGAAGAACAAGGATCGGTGGCGTGTCAAAACTTCCCAGACGAAATGTATGAAGAAGAAGACAACGCCGATTCACGAGCCATGCAACACATCATCAAAAAGATTTGTGGTGACTGTCCCCTACGCTTTATGTGCCTTGACTATGCAATGACTGCCCGTGAACAGCACGGCATTTGGGGTGGACTAACCACTCGTGAACGCAACGACATTCACCGCGAAAAATACAACGCTCGCCGTCGCGTAGCCTACAAAAAAGAAAACCCCCAACCAGAGGCGTAGATCCGGTCAGGGGCAATACAACAAGTTTACTTCTTTTCGCGAGCCTGTTCTTCAATAGAATCAGATGCCTTGATGAACGCTCTTTGGATGTCTTCAAGCATGATCTTCATACGGCGAATCATCGTGCGGCCCAACTCGCCAAACACGAGCAACATTGCACCACCAAACATGACAACAACACCGTTCATCCAGTTGCCCGTAACTGCACCTACAGCTGCACCAGCCGATACTGTGACCAGTAACAAAGCAACCGTAAACCAGGCGAACCAGCCAACAAGTTTGAGAATAAGTTTGACGCGATCCATTACTTCTCTCCAAATAGCGTTAGTGGGTCAATCAGGTCGCTGTATGCAGCTAGATGCCCGTTTACTTTTTTAGACACTTGCATGTGTAGGTGCGCTCCGGTGCTGGCGGTGCCGCTCTTCGTGTTCTTACCGCCACCAACTTTGCCAATGACCTGACCAAGCTTGATCTTGTCACCCTTCTTGACAGCAACCGTGTCCGGTGCAACATGGGCATACTGCACAAAGATCTTCTCTTCCTGCACCCACAACTCAATAACCCAACCAAGCACATCAGTCCAAAACACATTGTGAACCTTAGCGTCACAAATAGCGACCAGCGGAGCTAGTTCTTTCGGTGACCAGTCTTGGCCACGGTGAGGTCTACCATTACGATACGGGGCAAGGTTGCCAAACTCGTCACCACGAAGCTTCTTCGGGAATGGTTCTTTGAAAACGGTCACGCAAACACCCTCACAATCATGTAAACAATCGCAGACGCTAAAGCAGATGACAAGATCGAAGTGATCCAGGCTGACTGATAGCGGGCTTTCTCCAACTCACGCAAACGATCCTCATGGTCAGCAAGTTGGTCAATCTTAGACTCAATCACAGTCAATCGGCTTTCAATACGGAGTAAGAGAGCTTGGTTAGTTGGGTGGCGTTCGTCACTCATCAGTAGACTCCTCGCTCAACTCATTTGCCTCAAGCAAAGCCGCACAGCCACCACATGTAGTGATCGGCATAGGATCGGTCAGAACAAACTCAACAGAGAACTGAGAACACGACTCGTTCTGGCAAATAAACATTTTTTGCATTAGGCCACCTGGTATTGGACATTGAAACCAATACGGTCGCCAACAGCAAAGGCGGCACCGAACGGAATCGTGCTGGAAAGGTTTGTGCGTGATAAGTAAGTTGTTGAAGAATCAGAGGCGCGAAGAGTTGCAGTCGTAGAGTTAGTAGCGATGTCTACCGTGCCTTGAAAAGTTGCGCTTGCTGAAGTGTCAAAGAAGAAAGCTGCTCCAGCAGTAGTAGAAATAGCTGTAGTCGCACTTGTTACAGGCATAGTGACAGTAACCGAGCCGGATACTGCACCGCTTGTGCCAAGAGTCAATGAACCATGAGCAATAACTATTTTGCCCAAACGAATGTAAGCGTAAGTTTCAGTTGGCCCTGTGCCTTTAGTAACATTTGTCCAAGTTGGAGTCCAAGACTTCCAAGTGTTGTCGTAAGCGATCCAGCTACCGTTGTAAACAAAGAAACAGTCATCAGCTGTGGAGTAGCAAAACTGACCTTCAGTTGGCGCAGTTATAGCTGCATCACGAGCTGTAGTTGTAGCAAAAACAGGAATGGACTGCTCCATAAGGTAAGAGTTCACATCAGACGCAGTAAGCTTCTCGCCAACCACAAAAGTTTTGAATCCAGCCAAAATAAACTCCTAATAACCCAACAAGTTATAGTCTAACAAACCCGTAACATCGCTATCCAAAGTGAAAGCCTCGTTATCAAGCGTTGCCAGCTTGAAAGTGATCATGTATGAATCAACATTCATCTCTTCGGTAACACCAATGATTCGCGCATACTTACTGATGCGAGTGCCAACACCGTTGGGTTGAAATTTGACTTGCACTATTGAGCAAATATCCAAAGACAAAACACGGTTTATTTGTGTGTTGTTCAAAGGATTCAACATGACCGTTACAGACTCAAAACGATACTCCGGCTCACCATACTTTGCTACATACATCAAAGCTGCTGAGATCATTGACGCATCATCCACATACAACAAACCACTATCGGCAAAAGCACTATTACCGTATAACGCAATGGAGTCAAGGTTCTTTTGCGTTACTGCGGTACCGCCACCCAAACGCTCGAAAGTCACCTGGTTGTAAAGAAGCTCAGTTCCATAAACAATGTTGATGCCCTGATAAGAAATGTCACTACCATCATCAGTAAACACAACATCAGAAAGCAACTCATAACCACGAGCTTGAAATTGAATAGTCCCACCATTGTCAAGAAAGAAAAAGCCTTTCTCTGTGCGTTCCACAAGTTGAACATACTCAAGAATGTTTGTGCCAGCTGCGATCGTGTGCGACTGCACTTCATCAGTATTAGTGACATCCAAAGTCCACTCTGGCCCACCATAAGGCCAAGTCACTTCAGGCTGACTCAAAACATAGCCAATACGGTTACCAGCTGTTTGTTGAGCCGGAGTCAAAGCCGAAATGGTTTGCTGTTGAGCCAAAAATGAGAAAGCATCAACACCCGTAGCAGAAGCCGTTGAGTCACCACTAATGTCGTAACTCAAATTCCAGTCTTTTACAAAACCCCAAATACGGCCGTAACCTTCTGACAAAATTTGCACACCAAGATTAGGAATGATCAAACCGTAGTAAGGGTTAGCGTATTGAACAAAAGTAGAAGTAGATGCCTCTGCTGTGCCTGACCACGAATAGATTTGATAATTAGTATCCGTAGTGTTGCCACTAAAGTATGTGCCAACAGTCGAAGCTTGTTCGACCATTGCATAACGCCATGTCATTGTGCTGTTTAGTGGTCTGATGATTGAACCAGTAGTGTTACCGCCATACATTCGAACAGACACAGCACCAGCAGGAGCGGTATAAGTGCCAACCAACCTGGTTTCAACACCAGCAGTCAAGGTTTGACCTACACCAACCGCCACATCACCTAAAGAAGTTCCGCCCGTATCATAGAAAGTAGCCGCCAAACGGCGAACATCATTGACGCTGGAAGTGACATACATCGAAAATGCATAAGTCAAACCAGCAGTAACTTGAATTCGTGCAGCGGTCGTGCCACCAGTAACGCCAAACGAGTAGACAACTGTGCTTGCTGCTGTAGTGACAGTATCTACCGCACCATTAGCTGTCAAAGTAGTAGTTCCAGCACCACCAGTTCCACGGTTCAACATCTGCCAAGTTTCCTGCGGTGACACAGGAGCAGAAGTAGACGGAACAGGATTCTTTACTAAGTTAGTGCGAGTAGTCGAATCTGTGTATTGCGGATCAAAATAACGCAAACGGTTATCAAACTCGACTGCAAAACTGCCAGCTTCAAACTTATCTAACTCACGACTCCGCCCGCGATCTATTGTCACGGATCTTACATACTGACTCACATCGTAAGTAGTTACACCGTCAGCAGCTACAAAATTGACTTGATAACTAGGAACAGGCATTAGGCGATACCTGCTCTCCATGAAGTGCCATTCATGCGTTCATAATCTTTCAAAACCTTTACGATCGAGCGGCCCACAGCCACACCATCAGTTCCAATACCAGCGTTCACAGTCACATTTATGTTTGTAGACGAGCCAGGGTTGTCGTAAGCCGAGCCAATAGCTGCCTCGCCAAACATCATGTCCACTAAAGGCGCAAGGAACGACTTGTTTGTTCCGGCAACACCAACAATGCCATCCATAAACGCAGACTTGAACGAATGAGCCAAAGTCTTAGCAGCTTTGACAAGCTGAGAATCCGCAGCCAAAATACCAGCAATAAGCCCATTGCTCAGATCCAAACCTGCACCATACATGACCTGAGCTGCTTTCTCACCCATTTGAGATGCAATGTCACTCTGCTCGCTGAACAAGCCATTCATCTCGTTCACAGCCGTCTGACCACCAGCAACAAGAGCCGCAGCATAAGCGGCACCCTGATCAAGCCCCATGTCAAGAATCTGCTTATACATCCCTTCAGAAAGGTTCATAGAACTCAAGATTTCAAGGTTGTTAGCAAAATCTCTAGTCTGAGCAACAACATCACGGAACTTCTTGATAATGTCAGTAGCCGACGATACGCCCTTAACAGTTGAAGTCAAAATGGTTTTGATATTGCCAGTCATGTAAGAAACGGTCTTAGTGATCTCGCCACCAGAATCACTTAGCAAGTTAGCCAAATTAGCGAAGCCCATAACTGCAGCTTTAGTGTCAGCAATTAGAGCCTTACCAAGCGAATACTTCTTTAGAAGACTGTCACGCTCACGACCAATCTGAGCCAACTCAGTCTTTACCGTATTTGCATAGTCAGTAAAAGCCTTAGCTGCCGTTTTCGTAATAAAGTTCTTATCCAAACCTTCCTGGACAAGATCAGTAATCTTTCTAAACGAATCAACAACAGCCTGTTCAAACTTTCCAAGCTCACGCATCACAAAAGTCGTTGGGAAAATGTTTTTCAACGCTTCGCGGATCGCTTTGATCCAGTCAGCCATACCGTTATCTGTGCCATCCGGCTTAGGTGGATCTAGGTTCAACTTCATGTCGAAGTTCCAGTCCCACTCCTCAGACTCCAACTTGAACCCATAAATCTGCATTATCAGTTCATTAAGTTTTGCGTCAATGTCATCAT